TTACGACCTTCTCAAAATATGGTTTACTCTGAGATCGATGACAATGCTATAATAAACGCATGGGTCAGTTGGGGTAAGACATTTACAGGTTTAGCTATCGCAGGAAAACTAAAACAGAAAACACTTGTTGTTACTCATACAACTTCATTGAGAACGCAGTGGGAAAAAGAAGTAGAAAAAGTCTACGGATTTACGCCAGGCAGAATAGGTAGCGGAGTCTTTAACACCGAACCACCTATCGTCATTGGGAATATTCAGAGTTTATACCGAAGAATTAAGGACATAAAACATCTATTCGGGACTATCATTTTAGATGAAATGCATCACGTTAGTAGTCCAACTTTTACTAGAATTATAGATGAAATGCCTGCACGATATAAGATAGGACTTACAGGAACACTAGAAAGAAAAGATGGAAGGCATGTGGTTTTCCGAGATTACTTTGGTAATCACGTACTCAAACCTCCAAAGGAAAACTTCATGACTCCTTCCGTAGATATAGTTCCATCAGAAGTAAGATTTCTAGATGGAAGAACAATGCCTTGGGCAAGTAAAGTAAATCATTTATGCTACAATCAAGAATATGTTCGTAGTGTAAGTATGATTGCTGCCGCTTATGCCGCTCAAGGGCATAAAGTATTAGTTGTGTCAAACAGAGTATACTTTCTAAAAGTTTGCGCACAGCTAGTAGGGGATAATGCAGTTCATGTTACAGGTGACATGGATCATGCAGAAAGAGAGGAAACAATTAAACAGTTAAAGAAAGACAAGAATGTATTATTCGGCACACAGTCAATTTTCTCAGAGGGTATATCTATCAATGAGTTAAGTTGTATTGTGTTAGCAACTCCGATAAACAACGAGCCTTTATTGACTCAGTTGATAGGAAGAATAATAAGAAAAGAAGAAGGAAAATTACAACCAAAAGTGGTAGACATTCATTTAAAAGGTAAAACAGCTTCGAGACAGAACCAGGCTCGACTCGGATACTATATGAAGCAAGGATATGAGGTAACTCAACTATGACCTCGGAAAAATTTTTCTTGACATCAATTAATTTTCGTGTTATAATATATGTTACTATTTGACTGGGATAAAGTAATGAAAGTAAGCAATGGCAATATTAGTCATATAATCGCTATACTTCGTATGATAACTTACAAAAAGTTACCAACTAATTACTACGATCCAACATTTAAATTTCAGAGATATAAGTTTGGGGGTAGTAGTTTCCTTATTAATCCCATCGACTTATTAGAAAAAGGCAGACAGTTCAGTGATAGAGAAGTAGTAGAATATGCAGGTGTCGCATCGTTTCGCTCCTATCACTATTATAATGAAACTAAAGACACCACACTAGACCTGTTACACTGCCAAGTGTCACAGGGTATTATTAACAGCAACAGACTGCTTGATATTAAAGCGAATCGTATTCACTTTATGTTCGAGGAGACACAGGAGAATAAAAATGGCAATTAAATTTAATCAGAGCAAAGGTTCGGCTCAAAAAGAAAAAGTAGAATCATATGTCTATACAGGCAAAGAAAATCATCACGTGAGACTCGTTGGTGACTTACTACCTAGATATTTATACTGGGTAAAAGGCGAGAACAATAAGAATTTACCTCTTGAGTGTTTAGCTTTCGATAGAAATACCGAAACATTTAACAACAAAGAAGTGGATCATGTGCCTTCTTACTATCCAGATCAAAAATGTGCTTGGTCTTATGCTATTCAATGTATTGATTATAGTAATGATGAACCAAGTATCAAAATCTTCAATCTAAAAAGAAAGTTGTTTGACCAAATAATGACTGCTTCAGAAGATTTAGGAGATCCAACTGATACAGAAACTGGTTGGGACGTTTATTTCAAAAGAATTAAGACAGGCCCACAGGTGTTCAATGTAGAGTATCAGTTACAAGCACTAAAATGTAAACCAAGAGCGCTTAATGAAAGCGAGCAGGAGCTTATTGCTAACTTGAAGTCAATGGACGATGTTCTTCCAAGACCAACAGCAGACGCACAATTAGAGCTTCTTAAAAGAATAACCGAAGAAGGGGGTTCGGTTGATGAAAATATTTCATCAGAATTTGACGTAGAATGATTGGAGTAGGAGAAAAATTCCCACCATTTAAATTAAATGGAATTGATAAAGATAATAACTTTGTATCAGTAGAAGTATTAGAGAACTATGAGCCTCTAAAAAATGACTGGACAGTAGTTTATTTTTATCCTAAAGATTTCACATTTATCTGTCCAACAGAGATTGCTGGAATGGATATGTTAGTAGACCATGCAACAGTTATTGGTATAAGTGGAGATAATGAGTTTTGTAAGTTAGCTTGGAAAAAAGATAACGAAATGATAAGAAACATTAATCACTCACTTGCAGCCGACTGTGGTCTAGGACTTTCTTCTGCACTAGGTATAGTAAATGAAGAAGGTGGGGTTTGCTATCGAGCTACATTCATTATGGATCATGAGAGAACTATTCGTCATGTATCCGTAAACGTTGATGACACAGGCAGAAATGCCCATGAAATCTTAAGAACCCTTCAAGCACTTAAAGCTGGTGGACTCACTGGTTGTGCTTGGCAACCTGGACAGGACTTCGTAGTATGATCCTGTTTACAGCAGACTGGCATATTAAGTTAGGCCAAAAGAACGTTCCTCTGCCTTGGGCTTGCTCAAGGTACGAGCTGTTCTTTGAACAACTCAAGTCGTTAGAAAAAGATATTGATTTACATATCATTGGTGGTGACCTTTTTGATCGTATGCCATCAATGGACGAGCTTACTCTATACTTTGATTTTGTAAAGAGTGTAGGAGTAAGAACAATTATATTTGACGGAAATCATGAGGCTACTCGAAAGAATAAAACATTTTTTGATAATCTTATTCGAGTAACAAATGAATTAAATCCTCTAGTAGAAGTTATAACAGAACTTTACTACGAAGATGACTGGGCGATTCTTCCCTATGCAGATTTGCATAAAAAGAATAGTATAGAAATGATAGATGCAGCTTATCTATTTACTCATGTTCGTGGTGAGATACCACCTCATGTAGTACCCGAAGTAGATTTAACTCGATTTGATAAATTTAAGACTGTATTTGCAGGAGATTTACATGCTCACGAGAATACTCAACGAAACATAGTATATCCTGGCAGTCCTATGACCACATCATTTCATAGAAATGTTGTAAAGACTGGTTATCTTCTTATTGATGATGACTGGTCTTGGACATGGCATGAATTTAACTTACCACAGTTAATTCGTAAGACAGTAGATAATGTAGACGAGATGGTACAAACGGAGTGGCATCATACAATCTACGAAATAGAAGGAGATGTTCAAGATTTAGCAAAAGTAAAGAACTCAGATTTACTAGATAAGAAAGTAGTAAAACGAGAGACTGAAGCAACACTTGATCTTGAAAATCTAACAATGGAAGAAGAATTAGTAAAGTATCTAACTGAGATATTAAAAATAGAGAAAACAAACGATATAGTGAGAGTGTTCAATGATTATTCTAAAAACTTTAGCATGGAGTAACTGCTTTTCATATGGAGAGAAAAACAAAGTGGACTTATCAAAGTCTACCCTTACCCAGTTGGTTGGAACCAATGGTGTTGGGAAGAGTTCTATCCCTCTTATATTGGAAGAAGTATTATTCAATAAAAATAGTAAAAATATTAAGAAAGCTGATATTGCTAACAGGTATGTTGGTAAAGGCTATGATATTAGTCTTGAGTTTTCTGTGGATAGTGACGTATATGTTATTAACGTTAGTCGTAGGACCGCCCTTAAATGTAAACTAACAAAGAATGGGGAAGATATATCTTCACACACTGCGACAAATACTTATAAAACATTGGGAGAAGTTCTAGGTATTGACTTCAAAACATTTACACAGCTAGTATATCAGAATACAAATGCAAGTTTACAATTTTTGACTGCAACTGACACTAATCGTAAGAAGTTCTTAATTGACTTATTGCAACTAGATGATTATGTAAAATATTTTGAGATATTCAAAGAAGCTGTAAGACAAGATTCTTTAAGTGTTTCACGACTAGAGTCAAAAATTGATACTATTGATAAATGGTTAAATGACAATAAATTGGAAGATACATCTCTACTATCAAAGTTAGATTTACCATTTCACTCGGAAGAAGATGAGAAAACTTTAGGGTCTTTACAAGTAGAATTTGAAAATATCATTGATAAGAATAAAAAAATATCAACTAATAATTATTGGAAAGAACAGTTAAAAACTATAAAAGTAGAAAAAGTCACTGGAGAAATCCAAGATTATGATGATCTCCAATCCCAGCTGGGTCGGTGGAGAGCTGAAGCAAATAAGCGAGTATTTCAAGGAACAGATGAAAAAGTATGTCCTACTTGTTTGCAGGAAGTAGATGTAGAACTTATAAAAGAAATACAAAATAAACAGGAGAAAGAAGTTGAAGCAGCTTCACACAAAGTTCGTGGCATACTTTCAGAGATTGAGAGTATCAAAGAAAACAACTCCAAAATCTATGCCGCACAGGAAAGACAAAGGGAGTTTGAAGAAGTTTATCGAAGTATTGATCCGAATTTACCAAAGGATTTACTTTCAGAAGCAGACCTACAAAAAGAGATATCCACCCTTAAGGAGAGAATCTCTAACTCGAGAGAACAACTGGAAGAAGTGATCGAGGAGAATAATCGTAGAGAAAGACACAATACTCGTATCGGTATTATACAAGAGCAAACTGAAGAGTTTGAACAACAATTAGAAGAAGTTTCAGGGCAACTTTTTGAGAAAGAAGATAACTTGCAGATACTTGAACTACTCAAGAAGGCATTTAGTACGAACGGTCTACTTGCCTATAAGATTGAGAATATGGTCAAGAATTTGGAAGATATGACCAATCACTATCTTGCAGAGTTTAGTGATGGTAGATTTGCTCTGAACTTCGTCATACAAAGCGACAAGTTGAATGTTGAAGTATCTGATAACGGAAACATTATTGATATTACTGCACTTTCCAGCGGTGAGCTGGCAAGAGTGAACATTGCAACTCTTGTCGCAATTAGACGACTAATGAGTAGTATTTCTTCATCTAGAATCAATGTATTGTTTTTAGACGAAGTAAACCAGGCGCTTGATGAACAAGGAAAGGAGAAAGTAGTAGAAGTTCTACTAAAGGAAGATGACCTTAATACATACCTTGTTTCACACGGTTGGACACACCCATTACTCGACAAGATAGAAATAATAAAAGAGGAAAATATAAGTAGTTTATCATGAGAAAGATAGTTTTAGGAATAGTAGATAATTGGAACTTAGTTATGAACGCTAAGTACAATCCTTTGAAGTACATACCTGACCCATCACTGCAAACATACTTTATGGTAGTATTGTTTACAATATGGTCATTTTTCTTTGGACTAATCGCAGCTTACTGGGGTGGTTGGTTTGGAGGCTATAACTCAGTACTTAGTTTTATTCTTCATATGGCAGTTATTATTCCACTTGCAATTACAAATGCAATCTTTTTAGACGCGGAACGTGATGGAGCAAAGTGGTTAGTGAGATGGAGATATTTACAGGAAAGAGAAAATTTTCTTACACCAGGAAAAAGAAAAAGTAATGGAGACTTCGACTTAGGATAATGAATATAAATTTTATAATAGGAATGTGTTGCATAGCGGGAACTATATACTATGTAACTCTTGATAGTCCAAAACAACCAAGAATACAGGGTTGTTATGGTGAGTGTTATGAAAAATATTTAGAAGTTCATGGAAGTTTTACAGAACAGTTAGAAGCACAAGTCGCTGCTGCAGAAGCAGACGAGTTTTCTTCAATAAGAGGATTATGGGCAGGTTGTGCAGCTTGTCATGGAATGACTGGGGGTGGTGGCATTGGCCCTGCTCTGGCAGGTAGAGAGATTGACGATATGTTAAAAGCATATCGAGCAGGAGAAACGAGAGGTGCACAGTCAGCACTTATGTGGTCACAAGCAAGTCAGTTAAGTGACCAAGAAATAGATTTACTTAGTAAATTTACAGTTCAATTGTGAAGTATCAAAGACAGACACAATTACAACTAAACAAAACCAAAGACGCAACTCCAGAGGAGCAAGCGGAATGGATAGAAAAAGAACTACTACCATTAGGGAAGATACAACTAAAATTTATAGCATTTATGTCTATTTTACAAATAGTTAGTGTAGGAATGATGTTACTTGCCTTTTGGATAATTGGAAAAAGTATATGAGTTCAAGAAGCAAAGGCAGATATGCCGAACTAAAAGTAGCAAAAATATTAAGTGATTATTCAGGACTGGATTTCATACAGACACCTGGAAGCGGAAGTGGCAAGATAAAAGGCGATTTATATCTCTTAGATCAAGAGAACATATTTACAATCGAAGTGAAGTTTTACAAAGATATGGCACTCAATCATAAAATGTTTACACAAAAGAATAATAACATAGTCCAGTGGTGGACTAAACTATGCAGACAAGCTAGTGATATGAAACAAGAACCTCTTTTAATATTTAAAGAGAACCACTCAAAACAGTATGTTGGCACAGAACGAAAACCACAAAATACAGATCAGTATTTTTATGTAGCATGGCTAAATCTTTACATATTATTACTCGATCATTGGTTAGAAAAAGAACAGACGGGATTTACAAATGGCAATACAATTTACAGACCATGGGAAGCCGATACCGAACGGAAATCTGCTAGTAGTTGATGGATTAAACATCGCTTTTAGATGGAAACACGCAGGTAACTTAGCTTTTTGTGAAGAATACATACGAACAATAAAATCACTTGCAAAGTCATATGACTGCGGTGAGATTATAGTCTTAGGCGATGGGGGAAGTAATTATAGAAAGGAGCTTTACCCAGAGTACAAGGCAAACCGTAAAGAAAGATTTGCAGAACAAACTAAAGAAGAGGAAGAACTATTTATAGAGTTCATGACAGAGTTAGAACATACAATGAAAACTTTACGAGAAAAAGAAAATATACTTACTCTCAAGTATAGAGGAGTAGAGGCAGATGATATAGCTGCTTATATTTGTGAAAATAGAGAGAAGTTGGGATTAAACCATATTTGGTTAATTTCATCAGATAAAGACTGGGATTTGTTAATTGATGAGAATATATCACGATTCTCAACAGTAACAAGAAAGGAAACAACATTAGATAATTGGGACGAGCATTATGACTTTGAACCAGAAGAATACATAACTTTTAAGTGTTTAACTGGAGATAAAGGAGATAATGTTCCAGGAGTTACAGGAGTTGGTCCTAAAAGAGCAGTCACATTAATGCAGAACTTAGGCGACATATTTGATATAGCAGAGTCCTTGCCTATTCACGGAAGATATAAATATATCGAAAGTTTGAATCAGTTTGGAAGTGACCAGCTATTATTAAATGTGGAACTTATGGATTTAAAATTAGACCCAGTTGCACATATCGGACAAGATAATGCACAAGAAATAATAGAAAAGGTGGAAAATTATGTCAGTGAAGATAGATTATAGTAGAGATCAGTTACTAACCGAGTTTAGTATAAAAACTCTACAAGACAGATACTTAGTGGGAGATGAAAAATCTCCTCAAGAAGCATTTGCTCGTGCGGCTGAGGCTTTTGCCGATAATAGCGATCATGCTCAAAGAATATATGAATATGCAAGCAACCTTTGGTTTATGTTTGCAACACCTGTGCTATCTAATGGTGGCACAGCTAGAGGATTACCTATAAGTTGTTTTCTGAACTATGTAGAAGATAGTAGAGAAGGAATAACAGGACATTATACAGAGAACGCATTTTTATCATCATTTGGTGGTGGTATAGGTGGAAGCTGGTCAGATGTTCGTTCTTCTGGAACTCGTACTTCAAAAGGTTCAGAAAGCACTGGGGTAATTCCTTTTGTAAAAGTAGTAGATAGTGAAATGTTAGCTTTCTCACAGGGAGTCACAAGACGAGGGAGTTATGCTGCTTATCTACACGTTAATCACCCTGAAATAGAGGAGTTTTTAGATGGAAGAAAACCAACTGGCGGTGATACTAACAGGAGGTTTCTCAACCTTCATCATGGTATTGTTGTATCAGATAGGTTCATGGAGACAATTCATAGAGCCACAAGAGAAGAAGGATATGACGATTCATGGGAGTTAGTCGATCCCCATACTAAAGAAATAAAGAAAGTAGTAAGTGCAAGAGCACTTTGGGTAAAGATACTACAAAATCGTATGGAAACGGGAGAACCATATATAATGTTTGAAGATGCAGTAAATAATGATTTACCAGATTTTCAACAGAAGAAAGGATTATATGTAAATCATAGTAATCTTTGTTCAGAAATTACTTTACCAACAAATGAAGAGAGAACAGCAGTATGTTGTCTAAGTAGTGTGAATCTAGAGTATTTTGATGAGTGGTCAAATCACCCATCATTTATTCCAGACTTAGTGCGATTCCTAGATAATGTATTGCAGTACTTTATCGATAACGCACCTTCACAACTAGAAAAAGCAAGATACAGTGCTTATCGTGAAAGAAGTATAGGATTGGGTGCAATGGGTTTCCACGCCTACTTGCAGAAGAATGGTATTCCTTTTGAAGGGCCTATTGCTGCAAGTGCAAATCATAGCATGTTCAAACTTATGAAAGAACAGGCTTTGGAAGAAACTTTAAGATTAGCAGTTGAAAGAGGCGCATGTCCTGATGACGATAGTTGTCGAGTACGAAATGCACATCTTCTTGCTATCGCACCTAATGCTTCTTCTAGTATTATTTGTGGTAATACTTCTCCAAGTATAGAACCTTTTCGTGCAAATGCATACACTCAAAAAACAAAGAGTGGATCATACTTACAGAAAAACAAGTTTCTAGAAGCCCTTCTAGAAAAGTATGGAAAGAATGATGAAAAGACATGGAGAGATATAGTAACAAATAAAGGGAGTGTTCAACATTTAGATTTTCTAAGTGAAATGGAAAAAGAAGTGTTCAAGACTGCAGTTGAGATTAATCAGGCATGGGTTATTGAACACGCATCAGCGAGACAACAGTATATCTGTCAGTCTCAAAGTTTAAACTTGTTCTTTCCACCAGATGTAAATAAAGGTGAATTACACAATATACATATGTTGGCATGGGCAAAGAATTTAAAAACACTTTACTATTTGAGAAGTGAAGCTATCAGTCGTGCTGATAATGTCTCAAATGAAGTAAAAAGAGAGATAATCTTTGAACAACAAGATTGTCTAAGTTGTGAGGGTTAATATGTTATTAGAAGAAAGAGAATATTATAAACCTTTTATTTATCCGTGGGCATTTGAGAATTACAAAAAGCAACAACAAATGCATTGGTTGCCAGATGAAGTTCCTCTTGCTGACGATATAAAGGATTATAATGAAAAATTAACAGAAGATGAAAGACAGTTATTAGATAATATCTTTAAGTTTTTTACACAAGCAGATGTTGATGTTTGTGGTGGATATGCACACCATTATCTACCTACATTCAAGCAACCAGAGATAAGAATGATGTTAGTTGCATATGCTGCAATGGAAGCGGTGCATCAAGAAGCATATTCTTTACTTCTGGAAACTTTAGGAAAGTCAGAGGACATTTACAAAGAGTTTGCAGATATTCAAGCTATGGCAGAAAAACATGAGTATTTAATCGACTTTAATATGAACACGAAACACGACATGGCTAAAACTATGGCGGTGTATAGTGCATTTACAGAAGGAGTACAACTATTTAGTAGTTTTGCTATCCTTCTAAACTATCCAAGACATAACCTTATGAAGGGTATGGGTCAGATAGTCACATGGTCTATAAGAGATGAATCTTTACACGTAGAAGGTCTATGTAAGTTATTTAGAACTTTTATTGCAGAGAATCCAGAATTATGGACAGATAAACTTAAGTACGAAATCTACTGCGCAGCCGAAAGGACTGTTGAACTCGAAGATAAGTTTATTGACGTATGTTTTGATAAGGCAACAGTTCCTGATCTAACTGCTAAAGAAGTAAAAGAGTATATTCGTTATATTGCGGATAGAAGATTACTTCAGTTAGGTATGAAAAAAATATTTCATAGTACAGAGAATCCGTTGCCTTGGATAGACATGCAAGTTAACGCAGTTGAGCATACCAACTTTTTTGAAAACAGAGCTACTGAGTATGCTAAAAGTAGTACCCAAGGAAATTGGGAAGATATATTTAAATAATAGGAGAATATATGAGTACTCAAAATCCAGAAGTTACTCAAGACGAACCAGTCTTGGTACTTGACGATAAAAAATATGTCATCTCTGAGTTATCCGATGAGGCAAGGTATTTTGTTGCTTGTCTTAATAGCTTAGCTAATAAGAAGCAGAATTTACAGATGGAACTTGATCAAGTTTCAGTGTCTACAGAAGGATTTACGGCTAGATTAAAAGAAGCAGTAGAAAATTCAGACGATGAAGATGTCTCTGAAGTAGAGGCATCATAATCAGAGGAGGGCTTTAGCCCTCTTCTTTTTTCAAAAGACTCACGTTCCTTTCGCATAGTCTCCCAAAACTTATCATCTAATTCTTTATAAAAAAGTTCTAGAGTATGCTTTGACATGCTTTATCTCCTTTGTATCTTCTTTTACTGTTATGCCCCAAGAATGTAAGCTATTCTTTAAATCTATAGAACTAGTATCATAAGGAAAGGTAATACTATTTGCAGTACACCACTCTTTCATTAGTGCTATTGGTGCATGTATGTATATATCATAGTGTGTATCATACGTACCATCTTTTTTATGTATTCTTGCAAAATATCTTCCATTATCTTTTTTAAACCATGCTGGCAATGATATACTTCCTAAATCTGGCTCACCATATTTAGAAACAAATTCATCATTTGATATTACGATTTTTGCCATTACTTCTTTTGTTGTTTTGTCAAATTTTAGTGCATACCAATTATAATAAGTACTATATGTTAGATTATATGCTGTTTTTATTGCAGTAGATGGTTCTTCCATATTGTACCAACTAATCCAGTCATTTACATAAGGCAAACGATCTGGTGCGCCCTCTGCCACAAGATTTGTAGCATGAGCAGAATAGTTTGGTACTTCACTGCCCCAGTCTGCTTCTAGTTTTGCAACTATTGCTTGTCCTTGAGTAGTGCCTACAGTATAGTTTTGAGGACGAAAATTACCGTCCATATAAGTATCATCTCTAAAATTAGTATTGCTTTCCATAGTACTTGCCATACTTGTTAATATAGTTTCTTGTACTTCTTTAATGTAAGCATCTTCTGCTCCTTCCTTACTATTGGAAAGTATAGTAAAAGTGTAGTCAGAATCTACTAGTTGTTTATTTGAATTTGTTCTTGTTATACTCATTCTATTATCTCCAGAAAATGTTGGGTATTATTACTTGCTGTGGTATCTGTACCGAAGTGATTAGAAAAAGCTCTAGTTCCATCAAAAGTATATGTTGCTCTTACATTAGCAGAGTTTTGAATAGTTGAGTTAAAACTACTTGCTGAACTTCTAGTTAAAGTTACTACAAGAGTCCCTGAATTACTACTGCCACTATATATTTTGCAAGTTGTCCACCCAGAATCTGTAAAATTACTTCCTGAAGCATGATGAAATTGTAATACGATTTTTTCACCATTACTAGAATCACTACTTTGGTTACTGTCATAGTTATATAATGCTGCTAAATTTACTCCCGACTTACCGCCTACTGTAAAAGTTCCCTGTGAAGTAACAGAACCTAAGTTAGTCGGTGAATTATTTGATGAATTTAAAGAAGTTGTAAAACCTGAGCCTGCTCTGACAGGTTGATATGGTACAACCCATGTTCTAAATTCAGGTTGAAAAGTAGTTGAGTGTAGTATTACTTGTGCTACATGATCGTGGTCATACCCATAAAACTCACTCATGGAATGGGGGGCAGTTTGAATATTTGCCCCCGTTTGTCCACTTGTATTTGTAGTAGCTAACCACCCGTCTGAATTAATGTTGTTTTCTGCGTTTCCACCAACACCATCAGTATGGTCATCATCTGATAGCCCTCTTAAGCTTATTCCACCATCATCTGCAACCTCAGTATCGCCATCATTATAATCATTAACATTTTTTTCATTTCCGATTTTGAACATACTTAATTCGCCGCTAGATGGTACTGCCATTTTTAACTCCAGATTTTATCACAGATATCTTTTACAAGAGTATCTTCTGTTGCATATCCAGTAGCTGCGCCACCGTCTTCTACAAATTTGCTAAGATGCTTTACTCTAGTAGCAGTTACAGGTAAATCTGCATCGCCACTATCATCTAAAGTATCTTCATATACTACCATTAAAGTTTCGTGTTTCGCATTTGTTGTATCCGCCGCAGACGTGTCCGCTGGAGGATATACTTCTATACGTTGCACTTTGGTCGTTTTAGTTATTGCCATAATTTTTCTCCATTTTTTCTATTCTTGCCATCAATTCTTGATAGCCTTCAAATTCACACATATCCTTGGCGGGATGCGAGTGTTCTTTTAATTCATTTATTTGTTTTTGTTGTTCTTTTACTGCTTCAATCAGTACTGCAGTAAGTTTTTCATAATCAACAGTTTTATAAGTTTCTCCATCAATAAGTGGCATCTCTTTTTCTTTTACGATTTCTGGAAGTACTTGCTCTACTTCTTGAGCAATCACACCTAAATCTTTTTTACCTTCTTTTGAAGTTTTATTCCAGATATATTCTACACCTCTAAGAGACATTACTTTATCAAGTGCACTTTCAATCGTTACAACATCATCTTTTAATCTTTCATCTGATATAGTGCTTGAGAAAGCAATTACATCATCATCAACATGTAATGTTCCGCCCGAAGTAAGTCTCATATCTTCTGAAGCAGCAGTATAAAATCTCATTGAATTATCACCATGATTGTATTCAAGGTATCCTACATCGTCATCATCTGAATCTCCAAATACTAAGTAACCAGAGCCAGAGCCTGAACTTGTATGTATTCTTACTTGTGGATTTGTATGGCTTGATCTTATAATACCTATTACATCTAATTTTTGACCTGGTGATGTAGTTCCAATACCAACCCTGCCCGAACTATCAATAGCAAGTCTATCTGCAGTATTAGTATCATCATAAAATCTAAGTATTCCATTACCATTAAAAATGGAATAATCTGGATCGTGACCACTATCTTGTAAATAAATTCTTGGGAATGCACCTGTAATTCTAAAATCACCATCTTGTAAATGTAGTTTTGAAGCTGGATTATTTGTTCCTATACCAGTATTTCCTTGTACAAAATAGTTGTTTGTATTTGTACCCAGTTGAACCTGAGCTGTACCAGAACTATCATATAAGTTAAAGATAGAAGCTGCACCATCTTGTCTAATTCTTGCAAGATTATTATTACTATAAGTACTGTTATATCTTACTAGGAACGGATTAAATGATGTGCTAACACTTGTAATTTGATGTGTTCCTGCCGAAGTAATAGCTTGAATATTGGTTAGGTTTCTTGAATTGTCTATTACAGCAGTGTCATTCATCTTTAAATCGCCAGCTATTATATTTACATTACCGGTACCACCTATTGTTACTCGCTGTGTACCAGCAGTTCTAAAGTTAATACTATTATTAACATGGTCATACCACATTTCACCAGCATTATCATCAGCATTATCACCAAAAGCGATAACACCATATCTCTTACCATTTCCTCGTAGTGTAATACCCACACCATCACTTGCTGAAGCGCCACCAAAAATGACTAAGTCTTCAGCAAAACTATAACCTTGTCCATCAGGATTATTTGTACCTATACCAACATTTCCTCCCTCTGAAATAGTTAATCTAGCAGTTGCATTTGTATAAAGCTGTAGACTAGCGGCTTCATCATTACCAAAGTAAGCTGCATTTCCTAATGAACTGGTGTATATGTTGCCAGCAGTTCCTGTAAGACCTGCTTTGGCAATAGTAACACCACCATCTTGTTTAAATTGTAGTTGAGGATTATCATTTTCCTCGTTGTTATCTGTATCAGATTCTATTATAACAACTGCATCACCACTTGTGCCAGATGAAATATGTAGTCTCCCGGCTGGCGAAGTTGTTCCTATACCCACATCACCATCTGTTGCGATTCTTATAGCTTCAGAATTATTTGCTCTAATTTCTACTGGGTGGTTTGTTGTTGTACCGAATATTCCTCTATCACTAAAGCTCATTACATTAGTAACTGTGCCATTTGAACTTGTAATTGTTCCAGAAGAAGTAATAGCACCACTAGAGATGGTGCCAATATTTAATAGATTTCTACTTCCATCAAGAACAACTGCTGCACTATTACTATCATCATAAGTACTTCTAAAACCTCTATCTCCCTGTGATGATGTTACATGTAGTAAGTGTGTGATTGCTTTTCTTGAATGATAGAATCTAACACCACAGTAACGAGAAGTGTTACCACCCGCATTGTAGTTGAAAAGAAAGAGAAGTTTCATGTACTCGGCATCAATTGTACCTGTTGTATTCCTTAGTGCTTCTCCATTCAGAACACCTCTAATATGTCTCCATGTTGTATTGTCGGAATCCTGTGCATCTCCACCAGCACCCCAGTATCTATTTACATTTCCAAAAGAAACTTGACTACCGTTGTAGAAAGTTGAACCTGCATAGAAGTTTCCTGAACTATCACTTCCTGATTCATGTTTTACCCATGCTTCAAAGATAATGTATGTCTCATCACTGATTGGGTAGAATTTGTTTGGATATACATTTAAGTTTCCTGCTATTTGGAATACACCCCCTGCTGGAGCAGTATCATCATCTACTTTTGTAATTCCTGAATTTTGACTGTTTAATTTATTTTTAATTGAATCTGTGGTATCCCAATCAGTAATCTCCCAAAGAGTTTCATTGACTGTTGAACCTGTGTGTTGTGAGTTTGCAGTAATAAAGTTGGATTCTCCAGTTGATGTAATTGCTCCACTAGAGATAGTCCCAATATTTGACATATTTCTAGAAGCGTCCATCACAGTAGTTCCGCCAGATAGACCCTGCTTCAATACCCCTGTAAAAGTAAGAGCATCTGAATTTGAATCACCAATTGTTGCTGTACCAGTTGTTAAAAATCCTCCAGCAACATGAAGTGTTTGGGTAGGTGAACCTGTTCCAATACCTACTCTATCTAATCCACCATCTACAAAAAGCATACTACCACTATTGTTTGATTCAACTCTAAAGTTATAGTCATTACTACCATCATTAATAACAATCTCAGTATTACTTACTTCAAATCTTTCTGTACCACCAGTAACAATTCTAAATAAGTCATTTCCATGGAAACCGAAAGTTGTGTCTGTATCTCCTATATGTACAACAGCAGCTGGAATATGTAGTTCTCCATCAACAGTAGCGTCACCATTTACTTGAAACTCCATACCACTCGCAAAAGTAGCACCGTTTACTCCAAACTTACCATCTGTATAAAATCTATCTTGTGAGCCGATATAGTATATATGACCTGTTCCACTATCATCTGTAAATACAATACCAGTAGTAGAATCAGTAGACTGAACTGTTAGTGAAGCGTCTAAAGAAGTGCTAAAAGTAGCTGTACTTGCGCTTATAGTACCACTTGATGTAATGTTTCCACTAGAAATAGTGCCGATATTGACTAGGTTTCTACTACTATCAACAATGTAAGTACCATTTAATTGATAGCCTGAACTATTTACGAAGCCTGAAGCTGCGTATATATTACCTGCAACATGAAGTTGCTGTGATGGTGATCCAGTTCCTATACCTACTTTTCCACTTCTTGCAATTCGCATTGATTCAGCAAAGTCACCAGAGCCATCTGTTCCTTGTGTATAAAAAGCTAGTCCTACATGGTCAGTATCTGTGTTTTCTGCAACACTACAAATCATGGCTCTTCTTCTTGAACCACCACTTGTCCATACAATACTACCATGATTTGCATTTAAAGTTCCACTATGACCATGCAAGATAATACTATCTGCTCCATTCATAGCTTCGCCAGCTGTACCATCACCATCTGATACAGCAGCAGTATTGTCTATTTCTAATGAGCCTTTCGGAGCATTTGTTAAAATACCAACTCTGCCATCATCTGTGATCCTCATTCTTTCTGTGCCAGCAGGTTTAAATATAATATCTGCAGGATAAGCAGAAGTATTTACACTATAAGTCTCTAAAGTAAGAAGTGCCTCACTCGCATCTATTAAAGCGTAATTAGAATATCCAGTTCCTTGTTTTATTTTAATATCACCAATAACTTCTAAAGCAGTTGTGGGTGCGGTTATTCCTATACCAAGACCTGTGCTTGTAAGTCTCATTGTAGCAGTATTATTTAGTCTAAAGTTAATCGCAGTTCCTGAAACAGCATTTAAATATGTTTCTCCACTAGCGTGTTGCATAAGGGCAAATTGCCCTGTTGAGTTTCTATCTACATGAGAAAATCCTGCATAATCAGAATGACCTACAGAACCTATGTGTGCTCTACCTATTTCTGCAGAAACATCTGTATCTGGTGCTACTCCTAATAATTCATCTGGTGAAACTACTCCTATACCAACCCTACCGTTTTGATTAACTGTAAATTTTTCTGAAGTTGCATTTCTAACAACAAAACGTGGTGTACCTGAAGAAGCTGTTCCATCAAAACCATATGTTCCATCATTATCATCTAAGAAAAATTTAACTCGTCTATTATTACTGCCTTCCATGACACTAAGTGTATATGCAACTTCTTGTGCATCTGTATTTGAACTTACTACAAGTTGTTTATCTGGAGTACCAACAGAAGTAGTACTAAAGTTTCCTATCATCAACGTACCATTAGAATCTAGTTTTATTCTATCTGCACCACCAGTACCAAAGAATATATGTTTCCCGTTACTTGTTTCAGCATTTGAGTAACCCTGCAAGTCTATATAACTCATTGTATTTTGAGTTGTACCAGCACCTGCTGAAAGTCTTAACAGACCTCCATCACTTGCATCACTTTGTTTTGCTCTAATTTCACCGCTTGCGAGTGTTGCAACTGTTGCAGCGGGTCTTGCAGTCGTAGTACTAATTGGAGACTGCATACGTATGTTACCAGCTACTTCTAATTTTTCTTCTGGTGTAAGTTCTCCAGCTCCTATATTCTGTGAAGCATCAATTGTAACTGCAATAGTTGAACCACCTGAAGCAATTCTAACAATACCATCAACATGACCGTATACTTGTCCTTTTACAACACCAGAAGCATTAACAAAATTCACACCTCCAATATTGCCTGAAGTTCTGTCTGATTTAATATTAAAGTCAGTGAACGCATCACCTTCATTTATTAATAGGCTACCTGAAACTTGTGCACCTGCTGAAGTTGTTTCTAATTTTTGTGATGCATTATGATAAAGACCTACACCACCACCTGAATTTGCAACTGCCATTGAATTACCAGAGCTATCTTGTAATCTAAAATCAGTCGCGCGAAGTATTAAGTTACCTGTGCCATTTTCCCAAATATAACTATTTGAGCCATCGTGATAGATTTGTAGGTCAGCACTATTACCAAATTGTGCTTTAGCACTATCTACCCATCGAGCATTTAATTGGAAATTTGTATGTGAGTTGCTACCGTCTAAAAAGAAGTAAGTAGCCATTCCTCCAGAACCATTGTCTGATTGAAAGATAATATCTTTATCATTAGCAAAATTCTTTATATATAGATCACCAGTATCATTGTTAATAAATGAATCTGTTCCACTATGATAGATTTGTAAATCTAGACCATTACCCATTTTTAGAATAGCACTATCTGTCATAAGAATATTACTTGTTAAATCAAGACCAGCAGCCATAAGACTTGCTCTACTATATGATATATTTCCTGTTGAAGCACCAGTTGCGGTTGTAGTACCAAAAGCTACTCTATCTTCGCTTTCGTCCCAACCAATAAATACATTATTTCCTGTTGATCCTCTTTCTAGTATAAGTCCGAGGTCATTTGAGTTTGCGCCTGTATTTCCTGA